CCTGCCTATCTCTCTCCTATCACCGCCAGTTCGGGCCTTGCAGGGCCCTTTGAAGGTCAGCCAAGGCCATCATGGAATTAGTTGTGGACAACACAGACAAGCGTAAAACTGGGGCAAAAAAAAAGAAGCTCTTAGGAGTTACAAAACCAAGGATCATGAGCCCAAAATTAAAGGGCAAAACTTATGGGCCGCAATTTGGAGAATTTTGCAAAAAAGTGGGCTACGAGCTTATGCCCTGGCAACAATATTGCGCGGATGATTTTCTAACTGTAGATGCTGCAGAAATGTGGCGCAGAAAGAGCATTATGCTGCTTTTGTCACGGCAGCAAGGTAAAACTACGCTAGCTGCGCTATTGATCCTATTTCACCTCTTTGAAATGAAGGCGATGTCCATTATTGGCATTTCATCGCATCGCAATATGGCAAGGGATACATTTGACCGGGTTGCACTAATTATTGAGCAAAATGAATGGCTAGCCTGTCAAGTCAAGCCAAACGGTAAAGGCAATCTGGCATCGCGCAATAACGGCATGGAGAGCATCCAATTAAAGAATGGGGCCAAGTATGAAATATGCGCGGCTACGGCAGACGGCGCGCGAGGCAAATCTGCCGATGTGTTATTTATTGATGAGCTTGCATTTGTATCAGAGGAGGCGTGGGCTGCTGCCAAGCCTGTAACTAGAGCACGGCCTAATGCCATGACAATACTTACATCTTCGGCAGGATGGGCTACATCTACAGTGCTCAATGACTTGAGAGATAGGGCAATGAGTTATCCAGCCGATACTTTGGGATGGTATGAGTACAGCGCCCCGGCAATGTGCAAAATGGATGATCGCGGAGCTTGGGCTATGGCCAATCCAGCCCTTGGCTACACAGTCACAGAGGCGGCGCTAGCTGAGGCATTTAGTACAGATAGCAGCGATACTTTTAGGCGTGAGACTTTAGCTCAATGGGTTACTAGCCTTTCTAGCCCTTGGCCTGAGGGATCGTGGCAAGCATGTAGCGATAGCACTCTCACTATGGGCCCAGGGCCAACTACATATTTTGCTTTGGATAAAGGAATTTCTAAACGCACCGCATCCCTTGTAGCAGGCCAAATTTTGCCCGATGGTCGTATAGGGGTTGCATTGTTAGATACCTGGAGCGCAGATCATGTCGTGGATGATTTAGCCATAGCTGCCAAAACTAAAGAGTGGGCTGATAAGTACAGGCCGACAATGATTTGCTTTGATCATTTTGCTACGGCATCGATTGCGGCACGATTGACCGCATCCGGGCAAAATATGGTTGATGTATCGGGCACCGCTTTCTATCAGGCCTCAGGGGATTTGCTCAATTGCATTGTGGCAAAAAAATTAGTGCACTCTGGCCAATTAGAGCTCAATACCCAGATGGAGGCATGTGCTGCTAAAAACTCAGATAATTCTTGGCGTATTGTGCGAAGGGCAAGCGCAGGGGATGTGTCCGGGCCAATTTCACTTGCCATGATTGTCCACAAAATGCAGGAGCCAGTTTCAACGCCAATGATTGTGGCAGGTTAGACACGCCCAAGGTGCATTTGTACTTAATGTCCGTATTGAGTGATATAGGGCTATTATTGCCATCATGGGAATATTGTCTGCATTGCGGCTTGTCAAGGATGAACCCGACACATTAAAAAATCAATATGCCCCAGCAGTAATGAATGGATCTTATGGCGTTGGCGCATGGGGTGATTATGCAACGGGATTTGATTACTCATCGATTGATTTAAATAGTGCCTTGCAGGTGCCCACAGTTTCAAAATGCAGGCAGTTAATTTGCGGAACGATTGCAGGAATTCCATTATCACTCTACAACAAGCGAACAGGTGAGGAGTTAGGTAATCCTATTTGGTTAGATCAACCTGATATCCGTCAACCGCGCAGCGTTACTATTGCTTACACAGTGCAATCATTATTGTTTTATCAAGTTGCATATTGGGAGGTTACTGCTACATATTCGGATGACGGCAGGCCAGCGCGTATGGCGTGGGTAGCAAATGAGCGCGTTACACCAAAATTTAATTCTAATAACACATTGATTGATTACTACACAGTTGATAATGAAGTGCGCCCAATGTCGGGTTTAGGAAGTTTAATCACTTTCCAATCACTGCAACCTGGTGTGCTCGCAACCGGGGGCCGCACTATACGCGCAGCTTTGGATCTTGAAAAAGCAGCTGCCATAGCAGCCCAAACTCCAATCGCATCGGGTTTTATCAAAAATTCCGGGGCCGATTTGCCAGAGGCACAAGTGCAAGGAATTCTTGCAGCTTGGAAAGCCGCGCGTAATTCTAGGGGCACTGCTTTTTTAACTAGCACCCTTGATTATCAGACTGCATCATTTTCTCCTAAGGACATGATGTATGGGGAAGCAAAACAGGATTTGAGTACCGAAATATGCAGGCTCATGAATGTTCCCGCATACATGGCCTCCGCGGATGCAAACAAGTCGATGACCTATCAAAATGTGTTGGATGCTCGCAAAGAATTTTATGCATATACCTTGGCTCCTTATGTATGCGCCGTGGAGGATCGCTTGAGTATGGATGACATAACAAACGCAAATAATGTTGTGCGCTTTGCAAGTGATGAAACATTCTTGCGCGCCGATGCAACTGCACGGCTTGCAGTCATTGAAAAAATGCTTGCACTTAATCTCATTACTTTGGATCAGGCCAAGGCAATGGAAGATTTAACACCGAATGGAGATGGCTCATGAAATTAACATTTAGCACGCCGATTCAAGCCGCCGATACTGAAAGGCGCATGATTACCGGCACAATTATGGAATACGGGGCAACTGGTCAAACATCAGCTGGCCCTGTTGTATTTGAGCAGGGATCGATTCAAATGCCATCAGCAGGTCGCATAAAATTATTGGCACAACACAATGCCAATGATCCTATTGGCCGTGCTCAATCTTTTAGCAGCCAAGGCAATTTCATTTATGGATCGTTCAAGATTTCAAGTAGTAGCAAGGGTACAGATTATTTGACCCTTGCAGCGGAGGATTTAGTCAGCGGGCTTTCCGTTGGTGTTGAGGTTATCTCATCACTACCCAAAGACGATTACCTCCTAGTGACTAGCGCCCGGCTTGTTGAGGTCAGTTTGGTCGAATCTCCAGCCTTTGAGAATGCGATAGTCACCAGTGTTGCCGCAAGCGAAAGCGAAGCGGAGCAAGTACCAACTAACCCACAAACAGAAAGCGAGGCAGTCATGACGACAGCCCCAGATACAACAGCCCCAGAACCTGAGGCAGAGGCTCCAGTTGTGGAAGCCTCTCGCCCAGTTATTTCAGCAGGTTACATGGTGGGAGAAGTACGCTCACCAATTAAGACACAGGCACAATACATGGAGCACACAATCAAAGCCACACTAGGCAGCGATGTATCCCGTGACTACATCCGTGCAGCAGATGGACAGGCACGCAGAATTGAAGCAGCTAATGACAGCTTTACTACAAATCCTGCATTCAAGCCGGTGCAATATTCTCCAACAGTGATTGACACATCACTGATGACACGCCCAACTATCGATGCACTTGGAGGTGCTCGCGCACTTGCAGCATCGGGCATGACGATTTCCCACCCAAAAATTACGACTAATGCGACTATTGGAACTGTTGCAGAGGGTGCATCTACTGCTGCAACTCAGATTGTCAGCTCCTATGTGAACGCCACAGTTGTAAAACTGGCCGGCACACAGATCATGTCAACGGAGCTTTTGGATCGAAGTGATCCAAGTTTCTATGCAGCGATGTATGAAAACTGTTTGCGCGCATACGCAAAAGCATCAGATTCAGCAGTTATTGCAGAAATTGTCAGCGGTGGTACGGTTTGTGCAACATCAGTGGCAGCAACTGCAACTGGTGTGCAAAACTTTGTTGGTGCAGCTGCTCCAGCAGTATTTGCTGCAACTGGTGAATTAGCATCTGCATATATTGCAGGAACATCACAGTGGTCATTGCTTATCAATGCACAAGATGGTTCACAGCGACCAATTTATGCGGCAGGTCAGCCTCAAAACTCAGCAGGTTCATCCCTACCAACATCAATCCGTGGATCAATTTTGGGCTTAGATTTATATGTCGATCCATACATGGTTTCAACAACCATTGATGATTCCGCATTTATTGTAGCCAAGTCAGCAATCTGCATTTATGAATCTCCTGTATTGACGCTTTCCGTCAATGTAGTTGCCACCGGTGAAATTTCCGTATTGCTATATGGTTATTTTGCCACCAAAACTTTGGTGTCCGGCGGCCTACAACGCTTTGACCTCACCTGATAAAACCCTAAGCCGCTTGCAGGGTTAGGAGGCCCTAGCCCTGCAAGCCTTATCAAATGAAAGGATGATGATGGCTGCGACTTATACGACAATGCAAGAATTGCGCGATTCACTTGGCATTGGCACCCTGTACACAGATCCCACTGTTGAAGAATGTTGCCAGACTGCGCAGGATCTCATCAATTCATTTCTTTGGTTCAACACTGCCCCCGTTGTGGCCACGGGTCGCGCCACCAATGTTGCAACAGTTGTAATTTCAAGTCCGGGCCAATTTGTGACCGGTCAATTGATAACCATCACAAACAGTGGATCAGGATATAACGGCGTTAAAACGATTACTAATACTGGCCCATATACTGGTGCCAATACAGTGTTTTTACCCAGTCGATACACTTATCCCTTAGGATACCAATACATTCAATTTGCTAATGTTGCAGCTGATGACCCAATGCATTTGGTTCAGCCTTATGGCACCATGGCAGGGCCAGATGATAAAACAACCACATATGCGGCAACAGCTGCTATTAGATCGGCCAGCCTTATGCTTGCTACAAACATTTGGCAATCAAGGCAGGCCACTCAAAATGGCGGCGCAGGCGTTGATGGCTATGGCGTAAGCACATTCAGAATGTCAAACACGCTTATGGCATCAATTAGAGGGTTGCTAGCTCCATACCTTAGCCCAGCGGCAATGGTCGGGTGAGTTTAGATGCCGGTAGCAGTTACCACACTGAGAGCGACACTAGCAACAGCTTTAACCAATGCTGGTGTTTGGAGCGTTTTCTCATTTCCGCCGCCGGTAATTCTTGCCAATTCGGTGATAGTTGTGCCAGCAGATATGTACCTGGAGCCGCAAAATAACTCACGCAGCACTATCAACTGCATGGCACATTTTAAGATTCTCTGCGTTGTGCCCTATCTAGACAACCAAGGGAATTTATCAAACATCGAACAATTTATGGTGTCTGTATTTAATCTGTTGGCTGCATCAAATTTAGTTTATAACATTGGGTCATTTTCTGGCCCTACTATGCTAGATGCACCCTCAGGGCAAATGCTTACAACAGAAGTATCTTTCTCAATTCTAACGACTTGGAGCTAAATTATGGCACTTACAGATGAAGAAAAAGCATTTTTAATTAAGATAGGTCAGGAATTACCTATCGAAGTTAAAGAAACCAAACCAAAAGAAACACTACAAGAAAAGGATGAGGCATAAGCGATGGCCGTTTATTTATCTAATGGAGTTGTGGTTACGCTTAACAGTGTTGTCCTCTCCGATCATGTTACAAGTGCAACAATCAATAGAGTTTTCGATGAACTGGAAATCACAGCCATGGGAGATTCGGCACATAAATTTGTAAAAGGCCTGGAGGCTAGCACCGTGCAGCTGGATTTCCTATCGGATACAGCGGCGGCTAATGTCAATGCAACTTTGCAAGCTGCTTGGGGTACAACAGTAGCTCTCACATTGAAGCAGACAAGTGCAGCGGTATCAGCAACCAATCCGCTTTACAGCACTACGGTTTTGGTCAACAACACTACAGACATTAACGGCGCAGTTGCCGATATTGCCACACAATCAATTACCTTTACTTGTAACTCAGTAATTGTAATTACTACCTCATAAACAAATAAGAAAAGGGGCCTCATAATGGCAAGACTAAAAGTAACGCGAACAGATGGCGCGGTAGCTGAGTACCAGATTACGCCGCGTATTGAATATGCTTTTGAGTTGTATGCAAAAGCTGGATTTCACAAGGTTTTTAGAGATTTAGAGCGTCAAACAGATGTTTATTGGTTGGCTTGGGAGTGCATACGCACAAGCGGCGAAACTGTAGCCATGTTTGGCCCAGAATTTTTAGATACTTTGGTTAAAGTAGAGGTACTAGACGATCTCCCTTTGGGGTAGTGGGTAGGGGTTCCTTTGGTTATTTGGTCGCCCAACTAGCCGTAGAAACGGGAATCCCTCCCCAACACCTTTTAGAGTTAGATAGCACAATGTTTGCCAATATGTTGCAAGTGTTAACGGATAAAGCTAAGGAGATGCAAAATGCCAGTAGAGGTAAAAGGCGTAATGGCTCTTCGTAAAGCTCTCAACGCTTATGCCCCAGATTTGGCCAAAGAGCTTACAATTGAAATTACTAAGTCTTTAAAAGTTATACAAAAAAGTGCTAGGGGTTTTGTGCCAAACAATGCACCAGGCGGTTTATACAATTGGCAGTTTGATGCATCACGCAAAATTACTGCTCAAAATTCTATGTTTAAAACTTTTAATGCCAAAGGCAGGGTGCGATTCTTCCCACTGTACAACGCTACAGAAATCAAGCGTGGGATTGTCTATCGCACCGGGTACAGCAAACCTAACAGCAAGGGTTTTAGATCATTGTTCAGGGTCAAAAATATGAGTGCAGCCGGAGCTATCTATGAAACTGCTGGCCGCATCAACCCTAGTGGGGTCACGCCACAAGGGGCGCGCTTTGTACAACAGGGCCCTATTTATGGCCGCAAGCGCAATGGCCAAGACATGCGAGGCCGTGTTTTATATCGCGCATGGGAGCAGGATGAGGGCAGGTCAACAGTAGCCATTTTTAAAGCCATCGAACAAACGCGCCTAAAATTTGAAAAGCGTGCAACAGTTAGCAGCAGCAGGGCCAGCGCATGAGCAATATCCTCATTGAATTAGCAGCGGAATTTACCGGCAAAAACGCATTTAAACAGGCCGACACAGCTACACAAAAATTATACAAAACCACTAAAAAACTAGCCGCATCTCTAGGTATTGCCTTTGGAGCTAAAGCAGTCATAGCCTATTCCAAAGCATCAATGAAAGCAGCAGCGGCAGATCAAAAAAGCCAAAGCATCCTAGCTAGTAATCTTAAAAACCTTGGTTTGGCTTATGCAAATGTGGACAGTGAAGCCTTTATTAAATCTATGGAAACCCAAACTCACATAGCCGATGACCTTTTAAGGCCTGCCTATTCTCAACTAGCCCAGGTAACTGGATCAATAGCCCTTACGCAAAAAGTAATGGCTATAGCCTTTGATACTGCTAATGGCGCATCATTAGATTACAGCGCCACAGTCAACATATTGTCGCAGGCTTATGTAGGCAATCGCAAGGGTTTAAAGCAACTACAGACTGGCTTGACTACAGCACAATTAGCAGCTTTAAGTTTTGATGAGTTATTAGTTGTACTCACACAACATTTTGGTGGCGCAGGAGAGGCTGCAATCAAGGGCTATGCCGGTCAAATGGATGCCTTGTCAATTTCTATGGGTAATGTTCAAGAGATACTGGGCGGCGCACTTTTAGATTCTTTTGCTGAATTAGCAGGTGGCGGTGACATTAAAAAAGCAACTAGCAAAATGGAAGAGTTTGCTGCGGCTGCAGCTGGGGTATTAAAAGTATTAACTGGCGTGTATGACGCAAATGCTATTATGAGCCAAGTAGAGTTTGGCGGTTTTTTAGGTTTAGTGCCTAAGGATAAACCAGCCTCATCTATAGCTATGCAATCGCCAGGGGATCGGGCAGCTATTGATAAGGCAAACGCCGCTGCTAAAAAACGGGCTTTTGAAGCTGGTGCTGCTGCTAGAAAATTGGCCAAAGCCCAAGCCGATGCAGCTGCTAAAAAGGCTATAGCAGATAAAAAATCCGCTGATCTATCTAAAGCTTCAGCTCAATTTGACCTAGAAAAAATATCAATAGCCGCAGCCCTAAAAGCAACATATGACAATGACACAAAACTGCGCTTATTAGCGATGCAAGCTATAAGCGATGAGGATGGCACAAAGGCGTTGGAGTATCTAAATCAGTTAAAAATCTTGCAAGACTCAGTACAAACGGCCAAGTTGGCAGGCATAACTACCATTAGTGCCAAGTCGCTTGAAGCTCTCAATGCCACGCTTTTAGCTGAGTTAGCAGCCATAGATAAGACTAAAATGTCTGAGGCAGATAAAAATCTTGCTAGAGATGCAGCATTTGCTAAATATAACGATGCTTTGACAAAACAAGGTGGTTTAGCAGCACTCAATGAGTACAACGAGCGTGTGCAAATACAACTTACATCGATAGCCAAACTAGCTGCAATTGCAAAAACAGGCGCAGCCTTAGCCACACTTAACACCATTATGGTCAGCAATGAGCTATCTATAGCTACTACTCAATCAGCTAATGATTTAGCCCGATATAACGCTCTTAAAGATTACATAGCCTTGCTTGGTGTCGCATATAATGCGGCAATAGCCCTAGCCCAAGCCAATGCCGCGGCTGCAATTATTGTGCCACCTGGTAACAGTGGTGGATCAAAAAGTGGTGGCAATTTAATTAAAGACCTGGAAAGAGGCATTCTCACCAATACTAACTATGGCGTAATATCCGATGTAATTACATCCACATCTAACCCAGGATCGAACGCTGGCAATAACAACAGCAATAACGCGGTGCTCAATTTTAACGCACCTATTTACACCATATCCGATGCAGAGTTTGCAGCCAATGTACAAAGGGCCGTACAAAACAATAACCGCTTTGGCAACAATTTAGATTATGCAGGCGCTATCTAATGCCCGTACCCGTTGTCAACGCTTTCATAAACTTTAGCACCGGGCCTGCTTTTGCTCCTACACTTTTGCTTGACTCAGGTATCTTAGACACAGATGTGCTTGGTGATTCAGCAGCCATTATTGTCGATGTAAGCAATGTCGTCAACAATATAACTACGCAGCGAGGCCGCAACGCGCAGGCAGATCAATTCCAGACAGGTAGCTGTAGCCTGCGCATTGTTGACCAAAATGGGGATTTTAATCCGCAAAATGTAAATAGCCCTTATTTTTCTTATTTAACTCCAATGAAAAAAGTACAGATAACAGCAACATACGGTTCAATTACTTATCCAATTTTTATGGGTTACATTGTCAGTTACAGCACAACCACGCCGCTTAATGCTAGCGATGTGGTTTATACAACGCTGGAATGCGTTGATGCTTTTAGGCTTGCTCAAAATGCTCAGATTGCTACAGTGGCAGGAACCAGTGCAGGCCAGTTATCTGGGGCGCGTATCAACAATTTGCTGGATGCTATTGCTTGGCCAAATTCTATGAGGGATGTAGATGCTGGTTTAACTACGATGCAAGCCGATCCTGGCACGGCGCGAACGGCGCTTGCAGCTATGCAGACAATAGAAACAAGTGAGTATGGCGCATTATATGTAGGGCCACAGGGCAATTTTACATTTCAAGACAGAAATTTAACTGCCACATCAATTACCGGTACACCTGTATTATTTAACGATAATGGCACAGATATTAGTTACACAAATGCTGTTTGGATTTTAAACGATGTCCTGATATACAACCAGGCAAATGTGACCCGTAGCGGTGGCAGTGTCCAAACCGCTACAGACCAGGCAAGCATTGATAAATATTTTTTACACAGCTATAACCAGCAAAACCTATTAATGCAAACCGATGCCGTAGCCTTAGATTATGCTCAAGCCTATGTAGCCTCACGGGCAGAAACCACAATCAGATGCGATGCCATAACCCTTGACCTGTACACAGATAATTACAATACAGGCATTATTGCAGCCCTTGACCTTGATTTCTTTGATCCTGTAACTATCACGACCAATCAGCCGGGTAACTCTACTTTGACTAAAACCCTGCAAGTGTTTGGCAAGGATATGATAATTACGCCAAACTCTTGGAGGGTCACAATGACCACGCTGGAGGCAATAATTGACAGTTTTATTCTTGACAACGCGCTGTACGGAACCCTTGACACAACCACCAATGTACTATCCTACTAACTATGAACAGGCAGGTGAATAATGGCTAAGCAAACCTTTACAACGGGCCAGGTGCTTACGGCTGCGCAGATGACTAGCCTGCAGCAGACGGCTATGGGCGGTGGATCAACTACGGCCAAGACAACAAGTTATGTGCTAGTGGCCGCCGATGCTGGCACAGTAGTACAGATGAACAGCGCAAGT